CACCGTGCCCGTGGCGAACTGTGCAAGCGCCATGGCTTTCATCTGGTTATAAGCGCGCTCTTGCTCGTCAGTCAGATCGACATCGCGCCGCACAAAAAGCTTGTCAGGTAGATCCAAACATTCTTCCTTGGTCACTCGGAAGCTAAAGCGGCTGACCATCCTTTGTAACTCGTCAAGCCGCTGAAAACCGACAACCTGCTTGAAAGCGTGCGTTGCAACACGGCGTTCGATGACTACAGCAAAGCGGGACTGGAATGCATAGAAGCTATCTGTGCCCAGGCAATCGGCAGACAAGAAGTTGCACTGCGAAAACAGATCCATTGGCGTCTTGGTGACAGGCGATCCAGTCATGATTCTGCGAAAGCGTGCAAGCCTTCCAAGTTTTGTAATGTTCTTGGTTCGTGCAGCGGTATGCGTCTTAATGGTCGTACTCTCATCGATTGCCATTAAGGCGCTATGAGACAGTAAAAAACGCTGTGCGAACAATCGTCCCTTGTCCGTGGACAACGCTTCAACGTTCATAACAAGGATTTTCAAATCCTCTGTCACCTCAAAGATGGCATCGAGCGCTGCCTTCTCAGCCTTGCGTGGCGAGGGCGTCCAAAGCGCCGCACGGTAGATGACATGCGAGGGCATGTGCTTTGGGATTTCTATATCGATCCAGTTTCTGTATACGCCCTTGGGCGCTACAATCACCGCAGCGTTGACCTCACCGTTATCGTACAGCATGGCTAAGTTATTGATTAACATATAACTTTTGCCCGTTCCCATGTCAGCAAAGAGCGCAGCTAAGGGCTTGCGCCAGAAACGTTCTAGATACGCTTTCTGATGCTCAAAGGGTTTGTTTCGATACGGGTAATTGGCTAAGTATTGCTCTTCCATAAGTTCTCCTTTCTTGCAGGACTTGCATGTCCTGAAATCGAAGTGTACACTGGCTTCTCGATTTAAGAAAGGAGAAAGGCGTTGGCTAAAGTCTATGCCGTTACAGAAACGGGGCAACACAACATTACTTCTGCATTGGATTTTGGAACGATCGAAGTGATCCTCCCAAACAATGTGCAGCTTGCATTTAGTGTCGCACCTACCGTCGCTCGCGTGCAGCGCAAACTTGAGCACTTCACCGACGATGATTATTTGCTTTTCATTGGCGACCCCACGGCGATCGGCATTGTCAGCGCCGTTGCAGCGTCCAGGAACAATGGACGATACAAATGTCTTAAGTGGGATCGCGTAGAGAGGCGATATATTCCTATCCAGGTTGATCTGTTTCCCAAGAAAGGAGAAAGTTATGAGTGATTTGTTTGAACAAGATGCCGATGCACTTCAGGTCGGCGATGACAAGCTGGCTGGCATTGCCCAGCTCGCCAAGCGTGCCAAGCTCTTGGAGAAGGAAATACTAGAGTTAGAGACAAGCCTGAGCGAGCGCCAGGATAATTACCGCAAGCTCACCGAGGAAACACTGCCCGAGGCGTTTGCCGAGCTTGGGCTTAAGAGCTTCGCTATGGAGGATGGCAGTAAGATTGAAGTCAAGCAGTTTTACAGCGCTACGGTCAGCAAAGCCAAACAGGCCGAAGCCTTTGCGTGGCTGCGTGAACGGGGCTATGACGACATTATCAAGAACACGGTGACGGTGCGTTTTGGCCGTCGCGAAGACGAGCTTTGTGCTCGTTTACTGGATCTTCTCTCGAAGCAAGGCTTTCCGGCTGAGCAAAACGAGAAGATAGAACCCCAGACCCTTAAGGCCTGGGTTAAAGAGATGCTGACCACGGGGCGCGAAGTACCTTCGGATTTATTTGGGGTGTACGTGGGCAACAAGGCCAGCATCAAGTCAACTTAATCACGAACCAAGGACCGAGAATCATGGCAAAGACAGATGTAGCAGTAAAAGAAACCGGCACAGCGCTTGCATTAGCGAGCATGTTTGAAGCAGATGCCGGAGCAGGTCTTGAGCAGATGGACAAGGATGACTTTGCGCTTCCTTTTCTTAAGGCACTGACCAATAACTCCGACGAGATCGGTGTTATTGAAGGTGCCATGCCTGGGATGATCTTTAACACAGTGACCAAGGAGCTCTTCGACGGCAAGAAGGGTATCGTTGTGGTCCCGACCGCCTACGTACGGCAGTACATTGAGTGGGCACCGCGTGGCAGCGGTTCGTCGGGAGCACCTGTGCAGATCTACCCAGCAACGTCCGATATCCTTAGTCGCACCAATCGCGTTCCGGGCGACAACAAGGACTATCTGGACAATGGGAACTACATCGAGAACACCGCCAATCACTACGTGATGATGGTGACCGATGAAGGCATCCCGGTTCCTGCCCTCATTGTGATGAAATCCACTCAGCTTAAGAAGTCACGCAAGTGGAACAGCATGATGATGTCGACCAAGCTCATGGGGAAGAACGGTCCCTACACGCCGCCAATCTACAGCCAGATGTATCGGCTCACGACCACGGCAGAGAGCAACGACAAGGGCAAGTGGTATGGCTGGGAAGTCGAGCGCATTGGCTCAATCCCGGCGGATCAGATCGCATCGGTTTACATGGCTGCAAAGCAGTTTGCAGAGTCCGTGAACCGTGGGGAGGTAAAGGTTAAGCACGAGTCGGAAGGCGCGACTATGCAAGACGCGAACATCCCGTTCTGATTGAATTGGGGGAAAGCCGGAGCACCGGGGAGTACCCCGCTATGAGAAAGCAGAAATGACTGACTTTAAAACGATCTTTCGTGGGCTTGACATTGCCCATGGCACCTACAAGATTGAGAAGGCGCGGGGAGATGGCAAACAAGCGGGAAAGGCCGTGGTGGTTAGGCAACCACCAACTGATGAGCTTTGGGTCAAGCTTCTTCAGGGGGTTGAGCCTTCTCTTGGCATTATTCCTATCCGTGCTGATAACAGTTGCACTTGGGGTTGTATTGACATTGATCAATATCCCTTGGATCACAAAGGTGTTGTGGAAAAAATTGCGAAGTTAAAGCTTCCACTCGTGGTGTGTCGCAGCAAGTCAGGCGGCGCACATGTGTTTCTCTTTACCACCGAACCTGTCCCTGCGGCGGACATGCGCAAGTACCTGACTGCGGCAGCGGCACTGCTAGGTGAGTCAGGCAGGGAGATCTTCCCTAAGCAAAGCGAGATTCTTGTTGACCGTGGCGATACGGGCAACTTCTTAAACCTTCCCTACTTTGGCGGCGATGAAACGCTCCGTTATGCGATTAAGAGCGACGGCAGTGCAGCAACGCTCGAGGAGTTCTACCGCCTTTACGAAGAGGCTGTGCAAACGCCTCCGCTGTCTTTCCCCGAGGCTCCGGCACAACCCGAGCAGCCCATCAAGGATGGACCGCCATGCCTCCAAACGCTTTGTGCGCAAGGCTTTCCTGAAGGCACAAGAAACAACGGTCTTTTCAACATCGGCATCTACCTGAAACGGACAGGCGCATCGAACTGGGAAGACAAGTTATCGGAGTACAACCACAAGTTCTTTGGCCCACCGCTTGGCTTATCTGAGGTTCAGATCATTGTTAAGCAGTTGACCAAGAAAGATTACAAGTACAAGTGTAAAGATGCGCCCATTAATAGTTTTTGTAATGCTGGTCTGTGCCGTACTCGCAAGTATGGCGTTGGCGCGGATGGTCCTGATTCGCCTCAAATGTCTGCCCTCTCCAAATACAATAGTGAACCTCCACTATGGTTTTTGGATATCAACGGCAGGCGTGTTGAGCTTGACACCGAGAGTCTACACAACCAAGCGGCGTTTCAAAAGGCCTGCATGGAAAAGGTCAATCTATTGCCTCCGACCCTGCGAAAGCAAGACTGGGAGCAAGTGCTCAACGCGCTCCTAAGGGAGATGGTGGAGCTTGAACAAATCCAAGAGGCGTCCGAAGACACGACACTGACAGGACGCTTCACTGCACTGCTTGAAGAGTTCACCACGCACATTCAACAGGCCATGGACCGTGATGAAATTCTCTTGGGCAGACCCTGGGTGGATGAAGAAGACCAGCGCGTTTACTTTCGCATCAAGGATCTGGAAGACCACCTCACGCGCAATAACTTCAAGGGCCTGAGTGCCCCGAAAATGGCTCAGCGTCTGCGTGATTTAGGCGGTGAGCCGTTGCCCTTGTTCCTTAAAGGACGCACCACACGCGTGTGGCGTATGCCGTGCTTCCCGAAACAAGAAGCACCCTTTGAGACACCAACCGCTAAGAAAGGGAGTCCGTTCTAATGACTGATGTCTATCGCATCAAGGACATGGATCTTGCCATCATCGGCATGTGTTCGACCTGGGATAACAACACACTGGTTGAGCGCGTGGTCTACGACGGGAACGTTGTCCGAAACACATTGATCGAGGATCACAACATGTCCTGGGACGAGGCCGTCTCGTTCATCGACCACAACATTGTCAATAGTTATATCGGTCCTGGTACACCGATCCTGGTATGGCCCATGGAATGGGAGGAAGTTCATGAGCACACAAAAAGTATTCGGCCCTCCAGGTACGGGCAAGACCACTTACCTGCTGAGCGTGGTTCAAGAGGAACTAGCCAAGGAGACGCCGTCAAACAAGATCGGGTACTTCGCATTCACGCGCAAAGCGGCGAACGAGGCTCGGGATCGGGCGATTGCGAAGTTCCCCCACTTGAATCCGGTCAGCGACTTTCCCTGGTTCCGAACACTCCACAGTCTTGCATTTCGGTGTCTTGGGATCAACAGCAAAGAGATGATGCAAGATGAGAATTACAAGGCGTTTGGTCAGAGCTGCGGTCTAACGATCGCTACAGAGAAAGATACAGTCGACGGTTTCATCTCGCGCGCTGATAACGCGATTCTTAACGAGATCAATCTTGCACGGATCAAGGGACTTGATCTAAAGACCCATTACAACCAGTCCTCGCTCGATATTGAGTGGTTTCACTTTGAGTACGTGGAGCGTGCATACAGGCAGTACAAGCTCGATGAAGGCCTGCTTGATTTCACCGATCTGCTTGAGCTTATCGTGCAAGAACCTTTCAGGCTACCTAAGCTCGATGCGTTGATCGTAGATGAGTCACAAGACCTATCGCGCCTTCAGTGGCAGTTGGTTAAGGATCTTGCCAAACGCTCTGATCGTGTTTATCTGGCAGGCGATGATGATCAGGCTATTTACAACTGGGCTGGCGCTGATGTGGATTCGTTTCTCACCTACCCGGGCGAAGTGCGGGTATTGAACAAATCCTATCGCATCCCTGCCAAGGTCCACCGGCTTGCCGAGCGCGTCGTCAAACGCATTCGCCACCGGCAGTCCAAGGACTGGTCTTCGCGTGATGAAGAAGGCAGCATCCAAACTTATAACCATTTCGCACAAGTTGATATGAGCGAGGGCGAGTGGCTCGTGATGGCCGCAGCGAACTACATGCTCGATGAAATGCCCGAGTGGCTCAAGGGCCAAGGACTTTTGTTCGAGCGCCACGGCACACGGAGCATTGGCGAGAAAGTGCTGGGTGCGGTGTACGGCTGGGAGACGCTACGCAAGGGTGGTGAGGTGCCGCTTTCTGTTGTCAAGATAGTCTATGGCTATCTAGATTCAGCGCTCATAGCCAAAGGCTATAAGACCATGGCTCAAGCGCCCGAGGATCGGATGTACTCGATCAAGGATCTGCACAACAAGTGGGGCTTGCTCACCGATGGCATCTGGCACGAGGTACTGACCAAGATCAGCGCTTCACAGCGGCAGTACATCATTGCTTTACTGCGACGAGGAACGAAACTTAATGCAACACCAAAGATAAAATTATCCACGATCCATGGCGCAAAAGGCGGAGAAGCTGATAACGTTCTACTTTTGACAGACCTGTCTACCAAGTTTGCTAAAAGCTATGACACGAACCCCGACGACATCAATCGATTGCTCTACGTCGGCATCACGCGCACACGCAATGTCCTGCACTTGGTGCTTCCACAGAACAGTCAAAAAGGCTTTCGTTTATGAGAACCATGTCGTTATTCCCCACGCCTTCGGAGTGGGTCCCACCGTCCTCCTTTCCCGATCTGTCGGATGCCAAGGAGATTGCAATTGACCTCGAAACTTGCGACAAGAACCTGGAACGTTTCGGCCCCGGATGGCCAAGAAATGACGGCTACATTGTCGGTTACGCCTTTGCTGTTGACGGATGGCGAGGGTACTACCCAGTTGCTCACGAGGGTGGAGGTAACCTTGACCGTGGGATTGTTGAGCGATTCGTTCGACGTGTGCTTGAGCTTCCAGCCCCCAAAATCATGCACAACGCAGCCTACGACCTTGGATGGCTTCTCGCCTCTGGATTTAATGTGCGGGGTCGAATCATTGACACCATGGTCGCTGCTGCTTGCATCGATGAAAATCGATTCAGCTACGCCCTCAACGCCCTCGGTTTCGATTATCTCAAAGAGGTCAAGTCTGAGCAGGGACTAAAAGAAGCCGCCCAAGACTTTGGCGTGCATGCCAAAAAAGAACTCTGGCGCTTGCCTGCTATGTATGTGGGCGACTACGCTGAACAAGACGCTGCGCTCACACTAAAGCTCTGGCAGACACTTAAGATTGAACTTCGCAAAGAAGAAGTCGAATCGATCTTCGAGCTTGAGTCCGATCTGCTTCCTATCTTAGTTGGCATCACCAAGCGTGGGATTCGTTTTGATCGCGATCGCGCACTTAAGCTCGTGGGCGAGATGCAAGACAAAGAAGCCCAGCTTGTCAAATCCATTCGCAAAACATGTGGGGCACCGGTAGACATCTGGGCCGCAGCCAGCATCGCCATCGGGTTTGACAAGCTCGGGATCCAATACCCAAGAACCAACACGGGCCTGCCAAGCTTTACAAAAAGCTTTCTGGATACGCACGAGCACCCGATCTGCAAGCAAATCGTTGAAGCACGCGAGCTCAACAAGACCCACGGCACGTTCTTGCAGCCTTACCTGGACTTCTCCGCTCACGATGGCCGCATCCATCCGCACATCAACCAGATTCGATCCGACGATGGCGGCACGGTCACAGGCAGGCTATCCATGGCAAGCCCCAATCTCCAACAGGTTCCCGCCCGACACGAGATCATTGGGCCGTTAGTCAGGGGCCTTTTCCTGCCCGAAGAAGGGCAGATGTGGGCCGCCAATGACTTCTCGTCTCAAGAACCGAGGATCCTGGTCCACTATGCAAGCCTCCTGGGCCTGCCCGGGTCCGATGACATGGTCACCGCCTACCAAAACAACCCCCGCACGGACTTCCACCAAATGGTTGCCGATATGGCCGGGATTAAACGCAAAGCTGCCAAGACAATCGGTTTGGGGTTGATGTACGGCATGGGCAAACAAAAGCTTGCCAACAGTCTTGATCTTCCGATTGATGAGGCGGAAGAATTAATCCGCAAGTTTCATGAAAAAGTACCATTTTTGCGTGGCACCGTCGATGCCGTGATGCGCCGCATCGAGCATCGAGGCTCAGGCGGTGCGATCCGCACGCTCCAAGGCAGGAAGTGCCGCTTCCCGCTTTGGGAACCCACTGAGTGGGGGATCAACAAGGCATTGCCTTTTGAAGAAGCCTCCATTAAATACGGCCCAAGGATCAAGCGGGCTATGACGTACAAAGGGTTGAATAGGCTGATCCAAGGCTCTGCTGCTGATCAAACCAAGAAGGGATTGATTGAGCTTCACAAGGCAGGCTTTACGCTGCTGCTCCAGGTTCACGACGAGATCGCGCTATCGGTTAACAGTCGCGAAGAGGCGCAAGAAGCAGCAAACGTTATGGCCAATGCCGTGAAGCTTGAAGTGCCTTCCATTGTTGATGTAGAGACTGGACCTTCTTGGGGAGAGGCTGCATAATGAAACCTGTAGTCCATGCTGTTCTCCTCAAGGCGCTTCCCGCGCACTTCGGCCCGTGGTTCAAGGACCACGGGTCTTTTTTATGATTAAGAAGAAGAAAAAGAAAAGCGGTCCCCCGCGCCTGTGGTTCAAGCGGGAGAAGAAACCCATCTCGCCCTCGCGCAGGCAGACAAAACCATGGTGTACGGTGATGCTGCCGCTTGAGGCTTATGCCATGCTGACCGAGTTGAGTGATTTTCATGTTGTTTCTCGCTCAACGATCGCTCACCGCTTGATCTATGCAGAATTTTTACGTACACTTTCTCGCGTAGACCCCGAGAAAGCTAAAGAAATGGAGAAAGAATTTGAAGCGCGCTTTCGTAATCCCGTTATCGAACGTGTTGAATGATGCTGAGATCTTCGTTCAATACGAAGTCCTGCCTGCTGAGGGAGGACTACCTGAACAAATCGATATTAAAACCGCTTGGTTTGATCTAGCGTTCTTAGACAGGCCTCGACGCGTCAACATTCTTGGCGCGCTGAGTGAGTCAAACCTCATGCTTTTAGAAGACGAAGCCTATGAAAATTATCGAGCCTTTCAACAGACTCAACAAGAGCGGGATCCGCGCCAACTTGAGCTATTACCAGACCCGTATGGACCGGTTGAAGCAGGAAATACGCGAGCTGGAGTTCCAGTACCAATTGAATATCTGCGCGTACTCGTTGATGATTGATAGCAAGGAGGATAACGATGATGCAACAACTAAGTGATCGATTGCGTATGCTTGCTGAGCATTTGAACGAGGAAGATGCTCACCTGCTCATGCTTGCTTCTAACCACATGGAAGCTATGCGCGTGTGGAAGATTCGTTGGGCAGAGACGGAAGAAAAGTTACATAACTTACATCAAATGCATGAGAAACTACTGAGGGAATACAATGAATACAGAAGAGAACACGGGGACTGATGACTTTCCTATCAGTCCTGAGCAAATGAAGTGGCCGTTTAGAACCGAAGAAGAACAAAAAAAGATTATCAAGTGGCACAAAAAGCAGCAAAAACGTAGTACAGTACTTGAAGGTGTCGAAGAGGCACCATTCTGATACAGGAGAAAGAAGATGGAAGAACGTCAATGGAAGTCTGGCTCTGATGTCCTAGCAAGGTTTCGTAACCAACCTGCTGCCAAGACGCTTACGCGTTTTGATTTGCGTGGTGCAAAGGAAATTGATGGCCAGCCCGTCGAAGCAATCGAGTACAACTTTCGTGGTGTTGGCCTTGCCGTCAACATTAAACGAGAGGTGCGCGATACCTGGGTCCCGCCGTCTGAGGATCCTTTTTACAAAGCCAAATGGGCTTTTTACAAAGCACTATTTTCAACAGGAGAATGAACATGGATAACGAACCCGTTAAAAGAGTCTCACCGCTTAAGGGCCGCAAGCTTGGCCCACGCAAAAAGCCTTCGCCTTTAAAAGGCCGCAAGCTCGGCCCACGCAAGTCCAAAGTAGTCCTCCCCTTGGGCTTGTTTAACGTGGCACAAAAGGCTGCTCGGGAATACATCGCGATTGCAGGAGGCGGCACGCAAGCGCCTGACTCGGTGGATAAGTTGCTTGCTGAGCGGGGCAAGAGCTACGGCAGCTTTGTCTCGCTTGCCAAAACAGCGCAGGAGTTTAAGAGCTTGCTCTACAGGGAGCTTGGCTCAAGGAACAAGCGCCTTGCTGATGATCAGGCCGAAGCACTGGAGATGATCATCCACAAGATTGCACGCATCATCAATGGCAATGCCGATATT